ATGACTTACCGGACCTGGCAAAAGCGAAAGACGCTAAACGCACGCTTGCTTCAGCCGGAGCTTCCTGTTTGCAGCGAGGAGATCAATGCGATCCTCCGCCAGATCCTCAAAGTACACTTTCCAGAGAAGAACAGACCTCCCAGCGTATTCTTTGGCCGCACGCCGACGCTGGCCTACATCGAGGACTCCCAAAGCGAGCATCTTTCAGCCATCTGGATGCACATCGCACTGAACGATCCCGCCACTCCAGACTACGTTTTCTCCCACGTACTCAAACACGAACTCTTGCACACTCGGATCATCCCGAGGCAGGTTAACGGGGTGTGGTCAGCACATCCGCCTGAATTCTGGGAAGAGGAAAGTCGCATAGCTGAAGCCGACACGGGCCCAGCCTGGCAGTGGATCGATGCCAATTTCAACTACGCACTCAAGCGAGACAACGAGCACGAGTGCATATGGGTCAATAATAGGCGGATGAAGGAACTGCTTCAGGCCCGCCATTGCGGTGGGCATGATTTGAACCAGCTTCGCGAATCTTTCAGACTTGGACACAAAGAACTACGTTTTGGATTCCGCAAACAAGCGTTGCGCGCCTTCGACCCCAAAAGAGACGATTAAGTACAGTGCGCGTCGCGAGGTAAGCGTCGTGGTGAAGAACGCGGCTTCCACTTAGTGCGCGGGAAATGCGCGGCCGGATCGTTGACGATCACTCCGCCGAGTGTCGCGCGCGCAGATTTGAATCTGCCATGGAGTGCGTGAGCATTTCTCTGAGTCAATCCTCGGGATATTTATCCAGTCGAGCCGCCCATCATTGCTTCCAGCCTATGGACCCGTTTCCACCAGACACCCCTGAAGCCACAGGGTTCCGGAAACCATGTCTCCGGCCGTTGGAATGGCACCAGATCCGAACCTCGCGCGATCCGTGTACACATCCACCGCCAGATCGTCGTTTTTCAGATCAAATACGGCTGTCCGAAACACCAGGAACGGACGATCGAGGAAATCGGCCTTTCGGATAGCTGTCACCGCTCCCTGAAAGAAGTAGTAATCCGAAGCATCCGGGGCGGCTTGCACCAGGTATCGGGTACGGCTCGCATCGACCTCCACGAAATCGGGAGGGGACCATGCCTGCCCAGTCGCAGCCCGTTCGGCTTCCCGCATAGATGCCACGGTCTCTGGATTCGTAATCCGCAGTGGTTCAGGCGCGGCCAGTTTCAAATTGAGCGAAACCCCTGCGAGGGTGAAATTGTGTTCCGATTGGACACTGTACTTTGCCTTGTTCAGCGCGTACAGCGGGTCGAAGAACTTCACGGAAGGGCCGTCCGCCAAGGTGGCGTTGATGAATCCTTCAAGGCCGAAATGGTCGGTATCTTCGTCATGCACCCGGAGGCAAACCGGCGATCCGGCAGCCAGCCACGGGAACGCGCTATGCAGATAGAAGTTGGGCCGGCCCAAAGGCTTCACCAAATGAACGATGGCGCGCATATCTCCGTTGGCGAAACCCAAGCACGAAAAATCGGCACCTCCGAGATCCTCGCCATCCGGATCAAAACGCCATGAAGTGAGGTGCTGCTGGGCCATCATGGTGCTCTCACCGACAATCTGCTGAAGCGGCGGTGTGTCGGCGCCCTCGGGCAGGACGCACTCCCAGTAGTTTCCAATTGCCATTCTGTATACGACGCTAGCAGGTGGCGTCGGGAGTCGCTTTGCCGCGAGAAGGATGAAGACTTACCAGGACGGCGGGGACGCCGCCGCGCTGCCGTAGCCGGTCGGACCGATTCGTCCCCACTGGTTCACCCCGTAGCAGAAATACCAGTTGCCCGCGGCATCGAAGGCAACCTGGCCCGGCGTACCGGGGCTCGTCGCCGAAGCCGGAGCGTGGCTGTACGTGAGCAACTGGTTGCCGTTTCCGGTGCGATCGGACGCCTTGATCTGGTCGTAGGCGATGCACCCGCGCTGTGCGGGGGCAACCGTGAACGACTGGCTGACCGGGGTAGCGGCAGCATAGGCCCCGTTCCCGGCCTGCGTCGCCTGAATCGTCACGGTGCCCACGCCCGTGATGGTGACGACGTTTGCCCGAGATCGTCGCCAGCCCGGACGTCACGGCATAAGCAAGCGGCAGTCCCGAACTCGCGGTGCCGATCAGAGCGAAAGGCGGATCGTTGGCCGAGCCGTTCGAGATCAGCGGGAAGGTGATCGTCTGCGGGGTCAGCACCGCCCCTGCGCCCACCGCGAACGTCCGGCTCACGGGCGTTGCGGCCGCATAAGTGCCGTTGCCCGCCTGCGTGGCCTGAATGGTGACCGAGCCAGCAGCGCCAGTCAGGGTGACGGTGTTGCCAGTGACGGTCGCGGGCCCGGAGGTGACAGCATACGAAACTGCGAGCCCGGAGTCCGAAGTCGCCGCCAGCGCAAAGGGAGCGTCCGTTGACAGGTGCGCGGAGATTGATGGGAAGGTGACCGTCTGCGGGGTAAGCGAAGCGCTGGTCACTGTGAACGACTGGCTGACCGTTGCGGCTGTTGCATACGTGGCGTTGCCCGCCTGAGAAGCAATAACCGTCACCGTGCCAGCTCCGGTGAGAGTAAGGCTGGAGCCGGAAATCGTTGCCGGACCCGTCACGGAATAGTTCACAGCGAGGCCGGAATCGGACGCTGCACCAAGCGTGACCAGCGCGCCCGTCGTTTGAGCGAGGACCGGGGGGAAGGTGATCGTCTGAGGAGTGGTGCCGACGATGGTAGCGGTGCCCTGGTATAGGTAGAGTTCGGAGATTCCGCAGTACGTGGCGTCGCCATTGCTGGCCGTGATATGCAGGCGGTAGTATCTGCAGGCGGCGGAGGCGGTCGCTAGCGTGAACGTCTGCGTCTCGTTGCTCGGCCAGGTGATGCCCGTCTGAGTGTCGAGCGCGGTCCAGCTTGAACCGTCGTTCGAGCCCTGCATTTCCCAGGCGGAGGGTGTGCGCCCTGAAGACAGTGCCCCGGCAAACTCGATGGCCATCGCGTAAGACCCGAGAACCTGCGGTGTCCCCAAATCGATTTCGAGAGTCCATGGCGAGCCTGACTGTCCAAGCCAGTAGGTGTCGAGGTTGCCGTCGAAAGCCTGCCATTCTGGGGAGTAAGTCGGTCCCGCCGTCGAAACGACGAATGGTGGATGGGACGTGTCGCTTGTTAAATCGTGCGGACCGAGTTCGGGAATCACAGCGAAAGTTTGCGAGACCGGGGCGGCAGCCGCATACGTCCCGCTGCCTGCCTGCGTCGCTGTTAAGGTAATGCTGCCCGAACCGGTGATGGTGATTGTGCTACCAGAGATCGTGGCCAGTCCGGAGGTCACGGCATACGAAAGAGGCAGGCCGGAATCCGACGAGCCGACGAGCACGAAGGACCGCGTGTCAGTGATCAGGCGATCAGGGATCGGGGGGAAGGTGATCGTCTGAGGAGTGGTGCCGACGATGGTAGCGGTGCCCTGGTATAGGTAGAGTTCGGAGATTCCGCAGTACGTGGCGTCGCCATTGCTGGCCGTGATATGCAGGCGGTAGTATCTGCGGGCGGCGGAGACCGTCGCGAGCGTGAATGTCTGCGTCTCGCTGCTCGGCCAGGTGATGCCCGTCTGAGTGTCGAGCGCGGTCCAGCTTGAACCGTCGTTCGAGCCCTGCATTTCCCAGGCGGAGGGCGTGCGCCCTGAAGACAGTGCCCCGGCAAACTCGATGGCCATCGCGTAAGACCCGAGAACCTGCGGTGTCCCCAAATCGATTTCGAGAGTCCATGGCGAGCCCGTCGCCTCAAGCCAAAACGTGCCGAGGTCACCGTCGAAAGCCTGCCATCCGGGCGTGTATGAATACACCGTCGAAACGACGAACGGCGGTGAACTGGTGTCGCTCGTTAAGTTGTGCGGGCCGAGTTCAGTTGACATTTGTTCCCTTCTTTCTTTTTTTAGTGCGAATACCACGCGTTATGGTTGTCGGTCGCGAGAGGCGCGAACGTGTAGGTGATGGTCGAACCGCTGAGTGCGTAATTCGCATTGTGCGGGCCGGGGTTCTGGACTACTCCGTTAACGGCGAGCAGCAGAGAAGAAGACGTTGGAGTGAAGGTCAACGTAAAAACCTTGTTCAAACCGTCCATCACCCCCGAGGGCTCTTCGCAGACGTACTCCCCAGGAACGTAAGCTGACACGTTGCGCGGAGCAACATTGTTGTCGGCCTGCCATTTGATATTGGTAAACCCCGCCGGGGCGGGAGGGGCCCGGCCGCCGACCCAAGAACCGACTTCGCCGCTGCCGATCGCGAGAGCTTCCCAGAACGTCGTCTTCTTCGGGTTGAGCATGTTGTGGACATCCATCGTCACGAGGCCAAGGTTGCCCGCGACGACGCTCGCGTTGGCCGATGTGGTGTTCAGGTTGTGGACGATGCCGGCCAGCTCCGGGTCGGCCAGCAACGCGTTCGCCGTGGTGACCGACAGCTTTCAGTTCCGTCACGGCGCCGGTCGCCTCGGTGATCAGCGCGGTCGAGGCCTGCGCCGTGGGCCTGAGATCGCTGACCAGTCCGTTCAGCGAATCCACGCTGGCGTTGACCTTCGGCAGCGTCTCGGTGTCGGCCCGCGATTACCTGCTCAGCGTCGTCCACGGCCCCGCCAACTTCGAGACGGTGCCGGTCGCCGTGTTCACCAGCGCGATCGACGAATCGGCCAGCGCGACCGTCTTCGGCTCTCGGCCTTCGCGATCCTGTTGGCGTCCTGCATCGTTTGCTTCAGAGCGTTCGCGGCCGAGTCCGCGTTCTGCAGCAAGACTCGCGACAGGACGAGCAGCCCGTCGTCGCCGTTCTTGTGGGTGCCCTTGAGAGCCTGATTCACCATGGCCAGAGTCTCCGCGCTCGCCGCCGCGGACTTGTTCACGTTGCGCTCGATCTGAATCAGCTCATAGAGTCCGAAGCCCACTCCTCCGGCCAGGACGAGCACCACGGCGGCCGAGGGCCAGATAGAGATGGTGCGGAGCGTTGTGTTTGATCGCACTGGCGTCTGGAATTTTGGCCATGGTTTACGTCCCGTTCACGGTGTAAAGATCGTCGAGAGTTCCGACGTTGGTTGGCATGCTGGCCTGCTGGTATCCCTCGGGCGAAAGCTCCTCGGTGATGGCCCACGCGTAGACCGACGGGTCGGTGTCCTGAACATCGATCTGCGTTCCGAGCAGGGTAACTTCTTTGCCGCCGAGTTGACCTTTTCGAGAGTGAATCGGAACGCGCTGATCTCGAGCAGCTTGTTCGTCCAGCCGAGAAGCGGCAGCGTCATCTGGAAGATGTCGAGCACGGTCGCCTGGTAGAGCGCCATGTCGTAGACGAAGGTCCCGGTCCCCTGCTGGCGCCTGCGCATCAGCTCGATCTTGGCGAGCCGCTGCGCCATGCTCCACGAGATCGTGAAGGGAGCTGAATGTCGAGCCATCGCCGGTCGCCTCCGTCCGCAGCGAGGTTCGCATCTCCGAACGGATCGAGCGGCGAACCGCTGGCGTAGCCGTGGAGCGTGTCCTGCGCATAGGGCGGGAAGTCGCTCACCTGCCATTTGTTGACGGGGCTGACATACGTGCCCTTGCAGCCGTTGTACAGGTCGCGGATCGAAACCTTCGGCCTCCAGCGGAAAGGCCCGGTCGCCGGCCCCGAGATGCCGGGCCCGAACAACTGATACACGGCCGCGCGCGGTGCGGGCGGTACCGCGCTTCCGCCGCCACCAATGTAAAGCACCCCGGGTATCGGGCCGTTCGCGCCATCCGAGTAAACGTAAATGTCGTAGAGCCCGTCCAGTCCCGTGATGATGACTTGCGGAATCCGTCCGGTTGTTTGCCGGGTGGGCGTTTGTTGGTTTAAGACCTGACCAACGGTCTCGCTGGGGATAACGTTGGTCCCTTCTGGTCTCCAGACCTGAATCGTCCCATCGGTCAGCGTCGCGTTGACATAGGCATCGTAAACAAGGAACTGGTCTCCGGGCAGTGTTGCATCACCGAATATGGTTCCCTCATCGTCAAACTGAAGGTGCAGCGTTCCGCCCACCAGCGCGTTCATGGTGGGCTCGTCGCAGTCGAAAATATACGCCCTTTCGGCAAACGCGGAGTTGTCGAAGACAAGGGGAGCATTAAAAGCGAAGTCGCCAATCGAAGGCGACGCCCGGCCACCCGGCGGGCTGAATGACGAACTGCCCGCTGTTGAAGGTAATCCGGCCGCAGCACGACGTGAGAAGGTTCTGCAGCACTTCGCCGCGCCGCATCGTGAGAGGGAAGGAACCGTCGAGCAGGTAGCGCGGCTCGAAGCTCCGCTGGCCAGCGGCATTGCCTCTTCGCACATGTTCGCGGCAGCGATCAGTTGCGGGATTGGAACCTCGGTTCCGTAGGGAGCCTTGAAGCCGAACGGGATGTTGGTGAGGTAGTCGCCGATGCAGAGGACGGGGTTCTCGGTGAAGCCGATGGTGGGCGGGGACGTGCGCGGATCCGAAATGTCGTTCTTCCCGGAGACAGGAAGCTGATCGACGGCAGGCCGCTGGCGAAGTACTGGTCGTTGTAATGCAGCCGAAGGAAGACGACGTGCGCCCGAGGCACTTGTGGGCTGCGCTCCACGGGTTATTGGTGAACTGGATCAGGTCGCCCGAATCGCCGTCGTTCGGGGTCCCGTTCAGCATGCCGGGGAACGTCGCAGTGTGATTGCCCGAGCAGCACTTCCATGTGGACCTTCGCGCCGTAGTCCGGCCACGTGGTCAGGCACTGACCTTCGTTGTCTACGATCGCCGGAGGCCCGCCGCAGAGGTAAGTGAACGTCACGCTGCCCGGCGTGCCCGGCGCATAGACCTGGCTGATGATCTGCTCGACCGGGAACCTCCGTTCAGCGTGTAATCACCCGAGACGTTCTGGATGATGACGTTGTCCCCGGCTTGCAGGAGCGGGATGTCTTGCAGGAGGACGACCGTGACGACGTTGTTCGCGCGCGAAATGTGCGAGATCGGAAGGTTCTGCTGAACGGGAGTGAAGCTGTCGCCACTGACGCCGTTGAAGGGTCCGGCGTTCGTCGAGATCTGAATTCGCTGGCCGTCGAACAGAAGCGCGTCGACGCTCTTCACTGGTGGCAGGCGAGGACAAACACCATGTCGAGGTACTTGTCGTTGTCGCCGAACTCGCCGAAGTAGATGAGCGCGCCGCCGATCTTCGCGCGGCCGTACACCACGTTCCACGGCGCAATCGGGTTGCGGCTCGCGGTGCTGGTCCCGGCCAGCGGTCCCTTGGAGAGCATCGTTCCGATGCCGCTCATCACCATCCCGATCCCCGCCGAGATCAGAAAGCGGTAAGCGGCGTCGACGCACCGATGGTGACGAACTCCAGAAACAGGCCCGTGCCGATGAGGGCGGCGCCCGCTATGGTGCTTACGAATTTGGCCATGGTTTTCAAACGTGCCAGGCACGAACCGCAGTCCAAGAGGCACGCGCCAGAGGCCTGCCGACGACGTCAGGACGATCTCGCGCCCGTTCAGCGCCACCAGGCCCAGCGAGCAGCTCCGGCGCCTGCGGACCAGCACCACGTCGCCGCGCCGCGCGAACGGCACGGGTGCCTCCTGCATACCGTGTTTGGCGCACACGGCCTCCACGTTCGCCTGAACCGAGCCGCGCGAACCTGCGTGACTGCGCACGCGAGGAATACGTCCCGCGGTAGGCCGCGGCCGGATCGACGCCCGTCATGACCAGAACGGCGTCGCAGACGAACAGGCAGCAGTCCCAACGCCCGTACTGGAACGAATCGAACTGATGCTCCGCGAGGAACGCGTCGAGCAGCGCTTGCCAGTCCGGTTTGCGCGTCACAGGTTGTTCTGTGCTCGAAGGCGACCGGCCCCAGTAGATCTGCGCCTCCTGGATGCCGTTGACGAACTGGAAGCCGAGGTCGCCGGGATAGTCCATCTGCTGGTCTTCGTCGGTGTAGCGGCGGTCCACCGCGACGTTCATTTCGACGAGCCGGTTCTCGCAGTTGATGGCGATTGTCGCGAGAGTCCCGGTGACGTCGATGGTGGGCTGGTCCATCCGCCCGGAGAAACAGCAGACAGGGTCCGGCGATCAGCGCGCCGGTGGCGTCGAAGACGCCCAGCGTGACCGACACGGGCAAGGCCAACCTGGAACTCGGTCATCACTTCGTCGAGCAGCGAAGCGTCGATGCCGCTCAGCGTGAGCGTGATGCCCTTCGCCGCGACGGTGCTGCCCTCTTCAATCGTCGAGATGCTCCCGAGCGTCCCGATGCCGGTCCACACCTGGCCGTTCCACGTGATCTGGCCGATACCGCTCCACACGTAGATCGGGCCGGTAACGAAGCGCCTGCACGAACAGCGCAGGCCGCAGCACGGCCCTGCATCGCGCTGAGAAAGGCCGGGGTCATGTTCCGCGGCATCAGATCGCCTCCCGGATCTCAAACTGCATCCCGTAAGTTCGCGAGGCTGCCGTGATCGACCATTTGCGCGCGTTGTTCGCCAACCGCCAGAGGCCTTCGTGTTCGTTCAAAGTGACCACGTCTCCGTCGTTCGGCGACTCGCGGATCTGAGGCCAGATGCCCAGCGCGAGCTTTGCCAGTGCTGTCCGCGTTGGCGGCGGCGATGGTGCGGTAGGCTCGATAGCCGATCTGAATCCAGTCACCGGGCAGGAGCACCCCAGCTGCGTTCGGCGTCCAGCCTTTGAGATTGATCGCGTACCCGGTCTGGCCGGCGCCATCGACCAGCGGCACGCCGAGAGCCGAGCCCCGCGGCGCGACGGCAAGCGGATCGCCAAGCTGGAAGACTTTGGCCTGCCCGCGCAGCGCCATCAGGAAAGCGATCCACTTCTGAGCCTGCGGGTGAGTAAGCGCGGGCATCGAGACGGAAGCCTCAAGGTACGACGCCTGCCAGTCCTGTATCTGCTGCTGGCCCGGTGAAGGGCGACACGCTCGTGGCCACGGTGTCCTGAAGCGTGAACTCCATTCAGCGGGCGAAGCGGGCATCGAGATGATGTTTGAAGGATGAGCGGCGTGTGCGGCTGAACGCTCGGTTCCGACTGTTCGGCGTGAATTTCCGACGGCGGAATTGTGAGCAGCCAGGATCGCTGCTTTGGTGCGCTGCTCGGTGAGGACCGGGTCCGTGCCGCGCGCGTCGATGGCGTAGTAATGATTCGACGCCTGGCCTTCGAGCATCCGCCGCGAAGCTGAGTTGCTGGAGATGCGGTTGCCCCGGCGAATCTCCGGGCCGTTCTCGCCGACGAGGTAAGCCTTGTTGGGAGCCATATCGCCGCCCCCGGCGAATGCGCCCGCGAGCGAGAGCATTCCCAGGCCACCGCCGCCACTGCCGCCGAGGAGCCCTTTCAGAAGCGGCCCGAGGAACCCGGCTGCTTTCCCGAGGAGGCCCGCGAACAAGCCACCGCCGCCGCCCGCGCCCGCTGCGCCGGGGTCGTCGCTGGAAGCGTCCGACGCTGCGCCGCCAAGATCGATCCCTGCGTCCTTCGCCATCTTGACCCACAACGGATTCCCTTTTGTTCCGTCGGGCTTGCCTCCCAGCGCGCCGCCGAGGTTGATGCCCATCTTGCTCCCGATAGCGGCGACGCCCTTCTGGAGCCCTGCTTAATCGTCGAGTCGAGCATTTGCTTGCCGATGTCCTGAACATCTTTCGCGAAGCTGGTCTTGCCGCCCGTCACGAGCGCGTCAGTTGCCGCCAGCTTGTCGAACGTGGAATTCAGAGCCTCGTAAATGATCGAGGCCGTGCTCTTCGCCGACTTCTGCATATCCAGGAAGAACGCGTCGACCCCTTCCCGAACCCCGCCGAAGCGCAGCAGCAGAGCCACAGTTTCGTCGGTGGTCTTGTTGAAGGCGTCCTGCGCCTTTGCCGCCACCTGCATCGACTGGCCGTAGGTGAGGTTGCCGCCCTGGGCTGTCTTCATGGCCGCGACCTCGCGGTTGAGCTGGTTGATCTCCTCCTGGTACTGTTCGACCGGCGACCGCAGAGCGATTGAAGCCTTGGCATCCTCCTCCGACCATTCGGCCTTCGTCAGGTCGATAATCAGTTCCTTCTTCTTTTGCAGCGCCGCAACGGCTTCGACGTCGGTCGCGGTGGCAAGCTGCTGGTTGATGGTGTACAGCTTCACCGCGAGCGCGGCCTGCCGCTGCGCATCCACGAACTGCCCGGCAGCATTGACGGAGATCCGGCGCATCGCCACTTCCTGCTGGAGCGCGAAGATCTCCTTGTCGGTCGACTCCACCAGGTCCGTGGTCTGCTTGCGGGTCAGGAGCGCATTCAGCTTCGCAAGCTCAGGCGCCATCATCTTCAGTTGCTCGGCTGTCCGGTTGTAGGTCAGGCCAAGGATGGCGTTCGACACGGTCGCGGCCCGGACTGCGTCGGAACCTTCGAGGTTCGCCGCCGCCAGCGCGCGCGTCTGCTGGATCGCGAGATCGGCAGAGTGCTGCTGGCCGACAAGCTCTTTCCCGTACTCGTGGAGAGCCTTGAGGTTCTCCTCCAAAGCGACCAGTAGTTGATGGTCGCCTTCTCCGCGTTCGTGAGAGCCGGGCGCTTCTCGTCGAGCAGCTTGGTGTTGAGCGCGAGGATTACCGCAGCCGCCTTTTCCGCAGAAGCGACGGCCGCGATCTTTTCGGGCGACGCGTCCAGCACGCCGAGATAAGCCTTCTGCGCCTGAACGAGTTCGACCAGCTTCTGGATCTCCTCACCGTACAGATCCTTCTTCTCCTTCTTCGGAGCACCGAGGCCTTCGGTGTCGGCAGCGGGAAGTTCCGGCCGGGCGGGCGCGCCGATCTCGGCGGGCTTCTTAGCCGGGGCCAACTCGCTCTGCCTTCGCCTGGTTGAGCGCGTCGATTACGAACTGCGGGACCAGCGCGCCCAGTATCTTTTTGGCGAACGCCAGCGCTGCGCCGAACGCCGCCTCGAAGGTTCGAACGATGATGTTGTTCGACAGCAGGTCCGCGAAGCTCTGCCACAGGCCTTCATGAACGCGACCAGCTTGTTGAACCTGTCGCCGATCCAGGTGAAGACGTTGCCCATCACGATCCACGCAGCGTTCCAGATGTCGCGCAGCTGGTAAGTCGTGCCGCCGAGGCTGAAGGTGGCGTCGCGGAACTTGTACAGGAGCAGGATGATGCCCGCCACAGCGGCTATCGCAATCGTCACCGGCCCGCCCACGGCAGCGACCGCCGCGGCAAGGCCATAGCCCGCGGCCGAGGCGACCCTTCCTCCGCAGCCAGCGAACCGACCATCCAAACCGCGGTCTTGAGCCAGCTCGCGAATTCGGCGAGAGCCGGGAGCACCTTCCTGAGCCCGGCGAACCCGATGACCAGCTTGGCGATCCCCGCCCCGGCTTTGGCGAGACCGCCGCCGGCGAGGTCCGCGATCAGAGGAATGGCGATCTTCGCGAGCTGGAGGCCCGCCAGCGCTTCGAGAGCCAGCTTAAGCGCGTGGGCGTGCTTCACCGCGAATTCAAACGCCGCGCCCGCAGCGTTGATCGCAGTGGTAAGCTTCTGCCCGAACTCCTGCGCCAGCTTCGGAATGTCGAAGTCCTTACCGAGGTCCTGCAACCGCTCGCTCAGCTTCAGCAGCGCGGGAAGAACCGCAGCCGTGAGCTGGATGCCGAAGCCGACCTGCGCAGCGTGGAGCTGCGTCAGAACCTCGTGGAACTGGTGCGCCTTCGCTGCCGTGTCGCCGCCGATCACCAGCCCGAAGCGCTTTGCCTCCTCGGAGAGCCGCGCCTGGTTCTTTCCCCAGCTCGTTGAGCATCGGGATCATGGCGGCGCCAGCCTTGCCGAACAAAGCCATCGCGAGAGCAGTCTTGCCCGCGCCGTTCGCCATCCCGGAGAACTTGACGGCGACCTCGGTGAACAGGTCCGACGTGTCCTTCAGGTGGTGATTGGAGTCGGTTACGGAGACACCGAGGCGACCGAAGATCCGCTGCAAGCCCGGCGTTCCCGTTCTGCGCGCCGAAGGCCGACTTCGCCAGCTTCTCCATCCCCTTCGCCATGTCGTCGACCTCGACGTGGCTGATGCGGGCCGCGTACGCCAGCGCGGAGAACTTCTCGACCGTGGTGCCCGTGGCCTGCGACAAGCGGCTGAGCGAGCCTATGGTGGCGATGCTGGTCTCGACCAGCGCTACGGTGGCCGCAGCCAGCCCGTGGCGAGAGCCAGCCCCGCGGTGCCGATCTTCTCAAGCGAGCGTTTGATGTCGTTCGCGCTCTTCGCGGACAACTGGCTCATCTTGTCCATCGACTGACTGAACGAGGCCGTGTTGGCCTTCAGGTCGATGGTGAGTGTTCCGACGACTATGCTCATGATTTGTCCACGGGTTTGTTCTTCGGAAATCGCGAGAACGCGGCCATCACGTCTTCGCCGGTAAGGCCCTCAGCCTCTTCCTCGGGGGGATGGAGCATGAACGACTCTGCTTCGAGCGGCTCGATCCGGCCGGCAGAAGCTGAAGTTGGCAGTGGTGGAAGCGATGATCCCGACGAGCAGTTCCTCGCGCTGCCACGTCCACCTGCCGCTTGAGGAGAGCGTGGACCTGGCGGGGCGTCATCTCCAGCCACTCCTCGGACGAGAGCCCGAGGTCGTGCCGGGCGATTGCCCATGCGTCCAGCCATGTCTGCGGCGGATCTACTCTGCCGCTTTGGTAGGGTCCGCGGGGTCGCCCTTGACCTCGTCTGGCGCCGGAAGCGCTGCTGCCCATGCGGCGAGGATGCCGCGCTGAATCGTGACGAGGTTGTGCGGAGTGATGAAGTCTCCGACCTCCTCGATCGTGTACTTCGCGCCCGCGCGCTGCAACGCCAGGAACAACAGCGCGCGCATCAGCTTCGCAGAGGGTCGGACGAGGTTCGCGTCCCCGGAGAGAACGTTCAGCCCGGTCAGGTCCTCGCACTCGATGAGGATGTTGTGCGTGATGACGATGGGCCAGGTCTTGCCGTCGAGAAGGATCTCCACCTTCTGGACGAGTTTGTCGGCAATCTTTCTCACCATGGGCTTAGACGACCGTCTCCGTGATGTTGCCGGTGATCTGAATGTCTGCGGCGAAGTCGATCTTCTTGTTCGGTTCGAACGGCCCGGTCTCGTATTTGGCGATGAAGCCGAAGCCCGATTGCCGTGTACACCTGCGTGCCCTTGTTGATCGGCGACGTGATCTTCCACGGAAACACCGACTGGGTCTGGGCGAGCTGGCTGATGTTGAGCTGGCTGGTGTCGCCGGTGAAGTTCCCGGAGAGCGCAATCGTACCGGGCTTGATCAGGCCGGGGATCATCTCCTCCGTTGCGTTAGGCGACTGGAGGTGCGTCGTGTCAATCGCCGGGATCGAGAAGTTGGACGGCTTGATGCTCGCCAGTTCGGCCATTTGGGTATAGTCGGTCGGGCTCGCGCTGTCGCCAACGGAGAACGTTGCTTTGTAACCGGTGTTCGCTTTGGACTGCATTTGTGAAGCTCCTTTTAGGTCTGGGTGAACCAGATTTCGTACTCAAGAATTCGCCGTGACGTTCGGCCTGGGTCATCGAAGAAATCGATTACGTTCGTTCGAAAGCAGCCATGGACGGGTGTTGCGTCGGGGTCCGGGAGGACGCCGTTGTAGCCGCTCAAAACGTCGTCAATGGCTCTCGCGAGGCGGATACAGTCGGCGGCAATCGCGCCGTCGCAGTTGATCTGGAGTCGCCGCGAGATAAAACCGTGCTCGCCGGAAAGCGCGTACGGCTCAACCTCCGAAGCGGAGATGTAGGTCCAGAGCGGCAGCGCATGATCCTTCGGCGCCTCGGCGAAAAACCCGCTGCCGGGCGCAATCGCCGCGACCGCAGGCGAGGCCTGCACGAGCATCACGATTCCCTGTTCGATCATTTGTTGAGCGTTTCCACGCCCTCGCGGATGACTTCGGTGAATGCCTCAAGCGCTGCCTGGCTGGAGGAATCGAAACCCGGCCGCATGAACGGCTGCGCTGCGCCGTGCACCGATCCGAACTCGACGAACATGCCCCACGTGCCTGGCGAATCCTTGCCCTTCGATTTGTCCTTCAGCGGGCCGACCGAGACCGTCCCCGACTCCTGCTTCGCCGAGAGAGAGATCTTCATTCCGATGGAGTCGCGCAGTTCGCCCGGCTGCCGACGCTTCGTGGCCACCTTCAAAAGCGGCGCGCGGCTCTTCGCGCTGGCGACCATCAAATCGCCCCCGGCCTTCAGTGCCTTGCGGAGCGCGCGCTTCGCCAGCTTCGGCCCCGCCTGCGCGAGCGCGTCCTCGACCCCCTTGAGGCCCTGTACTTCAACCGTGATGTCCATGTGTTTGGTGGGCGGGACCGCCCGGCTTCTTACGTGTTCTTGCCGATCGCGAGGCAGTTCAGCTTCAGCACGACGTCGAGTTCGAGAACGTTCTCGACGGACTGGATCAGATACAGGCCGTTCAACGCCTGCACCTGCATGTTGGCGAGAATCCCCGCCTGCCACCAGATCGAGATGATGAGGAAGAGCTGCGTCGTCTCCTGGCCCGACTTGATGACGTCGATCCCGCGGACGGGTTCGATCTTCGCGTAGCAGGTCACCAGCGGAGCCATCGCCACGGTGCTGCCGGACACGTCCGTCGCCGGGACCTGCCCGAGGATGGTGATCTGGTGGCGCATCTCGCCGGAATCTAACGTGGGCCACTTCATGACGTTCCTTATCCGACGTGCTTCAGCGTTCCCTGCGAGAGCATCGTGGTGACGCCAAAGGGCAACTCGCGGGTGGGATCGAAGTTCTTTTCAAACGGCAGCCTGCCGGTGAACCAGTCGTTGATCAACCGCTTCATCCCGACCTTGATGGTTCGCCCGTCGGCCTGCCAGAACACGGAGCCGTTGGCGAAGCCGCTGGTGTAGCGGATGAGGATCGCCGAGGACGGCCACGGCGTGAAGACCTGGCCACATGCTGTTGTATGGCGGCGCACAAGGCCGGGGCTCTTCTTCGTATCGACGATGAAGTCGGTACTTCTGACCAGCGTCGTGTAGTCTCCGGCCGAGTCGCGCAGTGGTCGTGAACAGGTCCACCGAGACCAGCGGCGCGCGCAATTTGATGAAGTAGTCGAGCCAGAAATCGAGCGACAGGTCCCACTGCTTCTGCACCAGGTCCCGGCCCTGCATATACTCGGCCTGGACGCGCGCGGCAGAGATCAGTTCGGTGATCAAATCGTCTTCGTCGGGATCTGTCGGCGACCGCGGGGGCACCTTCACCGGGCCGGCAGCTTGAGAAACGACTTCACCTCGCCGAGGGTGAACGGCTCCACGAACGATTGCACGCGGCGAAGACTCGGTGAGCGCAAGGCTCCCGTAGCTCTCCAGCCAGCCATAGAGGCCTCCGTTTGGTCCGTAAATGCCCGAGCCTATGCCGCCGAATTGCATGTTGTTGTGTCCTTCGCGCGACTCCACTCCCGAAGCGTTTGAGGATCGCGGACCCACTGTTTCGTCTGGGCCAGGCGGTCGTACTGGACATGCCAGCTCATCGCTCGCTCCACCGGATCGAAGCGAGGCACGCGCTCGGTAAGGACTTTGCGCGCGCCCTGTTCCGATGACCGGATGGGATAGTGCTTCAATATGAGCCGTTCCGGGCAAACCCGCCGACCCTCGAATGCCGCCTCGTGCCCTCCGCTCCGGGCGAGCGAGACACGGCCCACGTTCTTCCACGCTTTGATATGCGGAAGCCGTTGTCCACGCCGTCATCCGAATAGTGGCGGAAGTGGCGCCTCGGGATCGCCCGCATACAACTCGTCGACCGGATGAAAGCACAAGACCCTGTGATCGGCGGCGGTGTAGCCTTCCCGTCCATCCTTCTCAGCGCATTGAGCAGGGACTCATTCGACCGCGGAACTTCGCCGGATCTCGTCCGCATCGTGATGGACACACCATGACGCCCGCGATGCGGTGGCCAGCGCTTCTACACGATGGAGAAGCAGCCTCCAGCGATAGATGCCGCCGTCTCCCTCCGATGGAAACCGTTCGAATCCGACCAGAGGAAACTGCTGCGCGATTCGATCGCTGCCATCCGTCGACCAGTTATCGATTACATGCACATCAACGCCCTGATCGATCAGATGCCGCAGGGTATACGGCAGGATATCGGCCTCGTTGAAGACGCACATGAACGCCGTCACGCTGAAATCAGAATTTCCCAACTTGCGCGCCCTCCAACGCTCCCCACTTCTCGGCGAACACCTTCAGGTTGGGCTGGTAATTCCCTGCCAGGACTCGTCCCCGGAATGTGCTCCTGAGAGTTGAGTGGTCGACGAAGCAGCCGTCGAAGATCCCGATTTTCAAGCCCGCCTTTCGGACCCGCAGGCAATAATCATCGTCGTCGCAGCCGTACCCGACGAACCGCTCGTCGAGCAAGCCGACCGTCTCAAGCGTGCGCCGCGGGATGAAGACGCAAACGAAGCAGACCATGCGTGGCTCGTCGCGCACGCCGAGTCCTGGCCTGCGGCCACTGCCTCCTGTTGCCCACGTTGTTGCAGGTGGCAGCGATGAGGCCGTACTCGGGATGGGCTGCCGCACCCGCTGCATGGCGGTGAACCCGTGCGGCGTCTTGAGCAGCGCGTCGTCGTTGAGCAACACCACGTCGCCCGCCGTTCGCCGCCCGGATGCCGATGTTGATGTTGCGCGCGAAGACGAAAGGCTTCTCACCCATCTGCCAGTCGACAGGTTCATCGCACGGGAGCAGGAACCGGGTCGGGCCGTCGAAGTCGTCGACGACGATCACGGTGGCAGGTCTCGCCAGCAGCGCGAATCGCCCGGACGCACGCGCCGAGGTTCGCATCCGTCTTGCTCGGAATGATGATCGACAGAGGGTTCATAACTTTACGAGATAGCCGTCCACGCCGAGCCCATCTTGCGCGGGCTGGTATTGCCCCGGTGAATCGTTGCGTGCATCAGGTCCCCGGCGTCTGCCGTCACCAGTTCGCCCGCCGCGCTGGCCACAGCCACGAACTGGTTGTCCTCGCCGATCTGCACGGAGCGGAACCGATTCCGCTTCCACCAGGCGCGGCGGTAGACGAGCGATGTGCCCACGGAATAGTTGGGCGTTCCGCTGTATTGCCACCAGCGCTCTCCATCCGTGAAGCGGATCGAGTGGTAGCCGGTGACGCTCTTGCCTGTCTCTTCCAGCCGCGCGAGCTGGTCGGCCAGCCGGCCCGGCGCCGAATGGTCGTCGTCATCCCAGTGGGCGATGAATTCTCCGGCCGATCGTTCGCAGCCGAAGTTGCGCTTGTCGCCGATCCCCGGGTGGCCTGCGAGATGGATCAGGCGGATGCGGTCGTCGTCAGGAACGAGATCCCTTACGTCCGCTCCGTCCGACAGAATGAGCAGTTCCGCGTTGCTCGCCTGCTGCTGGAGGAAACACACAATCGCCCTGGGAAGCCACTGTCTCCGGTCGCGCGTCAGACACAGGCACGTGACGAAAGGGTTGCCGCGGGCTTACCTGGGGAGCTTCGTGCGGCACGATGACCTTGGTTTCGTACTGCACGGCTGGCGATCCCGGCTTTCGGACAAATCCCGCCCGGAGGAGTTCGATGGCGGTTGGATCTTCGCACTCGAACTCCTCCCCGGCGACGACGGTTCCGTAGGAGCCCGTGAGCTGATTGCTGAGGCACACGAGTCGCAAAGGATTACACCTTCCCGTGAGCGGCGGGCAGATCCACCAGCGGAGCCGGGCCCGCTTTGGCGGGATCGTGGCTGTTGGCCGGATCGTGGTCGGCGTACGGGCCACCATGGCCAGCAGCCACCTCGTCGAGAATCTTTTCCCGATCGGCGGGGGTGTGATGCTTATCCACGACGGGCGGTCCGGGATCTACTCCGGGAGGTCCACCGGGCATACCTGCTCCGCAGGCACCCGCTGAGGCTGCGCAAGATGGTGCTTCGAGTGAAGCTCAGCGTCGTGCTTGAGGTCGTATGGCTCGTGGTCATTGGGAACTGGACCCGCCGGGCCTACGAGCGAGGCCGGGTTACCCGCCAGCACGTGCAGCGCTGCGCCCGTGACTGGCTTGTTGACGGTCTTTACGTTTCCGTCGAGCTTGAAGCGAACGCTTCCGCTCGGGGTGCTTCCTTCGGTGATTGGCATTGGGACTCCTTTCGAGTCGGATTAGCTGGTCGCGACCTTGGCAGCGAGAGCGGCTGCGCTCAGGGCGTCAAGGGAGGCGTTGAATGCGGTCGCGTCTGTAATCGCCTGGGTCTGTGCGGCGGTGAGCGGAGCCGTCGCTGTTGCGATTGCGGTTTCGATTGTGGCGACGTTGGTCACGTCCGCCGAATAGGTCGCCTCGGCTGCTGCCGCTGCGGTAATCGCGTTGTCAAGTGAGCTGTTCATTTTGGATTTACCTTTCGTCTTTTCTCGAATACAGCCGGGAGTCGCCCGTCAGGGAACGAAGGACTCCCGGCCAGGAATGCGCCGACCCACTAACGAGTCGGCGCGCCACGTGGTGCTCTGTCTACATCCGCCCACTGATGCGACGGTCCCCAGGGCACCACACCACCCTTCTTGGCCCGGCGGAAGAGTTCTTCGACGTTCCACTGACCGCGGAACGCCTGCACGATCCGGCCAGTGCTCCACTGGTGATGATCCGTGCATAGTACCCGCCGCCCCAGTCGGGTCTTCTCCATCTGGCGGCGCAGTGCCGCATCCACATACCAGCGCAATGTCGGCTGCTTGTCGTCGCCGCCAATCTCGGTGACCACGAATCTCGATAAATGTTCGCGCGTCAGCGCCTTCCGGATCCGTTGCTCCAGGCTGCTGCGCGAGATACGCTTCGTCGCTACGAGTCGATCCAGCTTGTTTAACTCTGCTTTCGCCTTGCGCAACGCTACCGCTATGCCGCGTTTCTGACCCTCCAGCAGTTCCTGGCTTTCGACCACCACCAGCGTGCGGTCCAGGTCGCCGACCTTCCCCTGTACCCGCGCCACGCGCACCTTGGACAGTTTGCCGGTCAGAGGCTTCATCGCGCCTCGCTTGGCCGCCATCTGCAACGCCCGTTCGGCCGCCGCATGTCCCAGCGGCAACGAGATCAGGCTGTAGTAGCCGGCAACGTCCAGATCCAGTTCCAACTGAGGACTCCAGAAACCTCCATCGCGCACCAGGGTCCGCTGCGCCCCTTCGCGGCCTTCCCCATCGTCCAGCGACTGGTGCAGTGTCTTCAACCCCTCCAGGCACGAAGTCAATACCGCCTGGTCGGAACTGTTCCCCGAATACGTTCGGTATAGCAAGGGCACGTGGCCCGTTTCGCTGACCAGCACGCCAAGTCCCACTACACGCAGATCACTCCGTTTGCTTTTGGCGTGCCCGCGACGCGCCAAATCCCCCGGCGTCACCGTCGCGATGTGGGTGTCGAAATTCGTGGTATCGAACGCCAACACGTCGGCCGAAAGCCCGAACCGAGCCACGGCCGCGTTGGCAATCGCAATCTGCGCCTGCTCTAATTGCTCATCGGTGACTTGCTACGGCGAGGTCGTGAAGGAACCCGTCACGAACGAACCCGGCCTGCGCGTGATAAGCGCCAGCCGTTTTTCCGCTCGGATCGCAATCAGGTTCTGCGTGAAGAACGTGCTGTGTTCGGTCGAGACATCGATCTGCATTTCCATGCGGTCGCGGATCTCGGCAGCGATGGGGTTGCCCGTGCCCACGAGGAAGGTCCCCTGGGCAATGTTGGTGGTGGGATCGACGGCGAGGCCGAAGATGTTCTGCGTGGGATCGCTGCCCCCAAAAGCTGTTCGGGTCAGCGCGCCCTGCTGCGGGATCGCCCAGGATGTAGCGTCCGAACCCGTCCTTGGTCAGGCGGATGTCCCACCAGTCGTTCGGGTGCATCACGACGAACGTCGGAGGAAGCTCCTTCGCCGCGGTGATCTGCTGGATGGCGCGACCGATGATATCGATCTTGTTCCAGCCCGCGGTGGCGTGCAGGAGGCCGATGGAGAAAGCGGGCCTGCGGGATCAGGCCGTGGAGATCTTCTCCCACGTTGTCGCCCGAGAGCAACTGCAATTCCTCGGCGAGGTTCACATAGTACGGCATCATCGTGCGGATGAAAGTCATCAGCTCGCTGAAGTCGTCGAGAACCTGACGCGATGCGGGAATCCAGGTGGCGATGGTCTTGACTCGCTCGCTCACCGTGGTGAACGTGGCCTGGTTCTCCGGTTTGGTGCTGGCTTCCGCCACCGGCGAGGCCGGGGACATCGGCTGAAGCACCTTTGACGAAATCGATCACCTGGAAGGTGGTCGGGTTGGCCGTCAGCAGGTCCCGGATGGTGAGCTGCTGGCGCGGCTCCATCGTGATGCTCGGGCAGGCGACCGATCTGCAACACCCCGGAGACGGCGGTACCGACCGCAGCGTCCGTGATGGTGGTCTTCCGCTCGAACAGCTCGCGCGCGGATTTCCCGGTGAAGTTCACGACCGCATTTCCGCGTTTGTCCTTGAGAAGGCGCTGAATGCTGGCGTCGTTTTTCATCTGCTCTTCGAAGCCGTCTTCGGCTTCTTCGGCTGCGGTCAGACGACCCGCGAGTTTAACGTCGATGGCGTCCACCTGTTTCTGGACCGCATCGATCTTGGTTTTGAGTTCTTCGGAGACGGTGCCGTCGGCTTTTTCCTGTTCGGCAGCCTTCTCGAAGTGGGTTTTGAGCTGACCTTGCAGCTCAAGCAACTGATCTTTCAGTTCCATCTTCTGTAATTCCTTTGTTTTGGATTTCCCGGCTTACGCTGCCGGAATGAGCGACCTCATCGACTCGATGAGGCTTTGGGCTGCCGAGTGGTCTATGGCCGGCTCGGTTGCTGCGATGATCACGGCTTTCTCGCCCGAAGTGTCGTCGTCGGAATCTTCTCCGTCGTCGTCGGCTTCGTCGTTAGTAAGTGCGATCAAAAGGTCGTCGGCGCTCTTCATGTGGGTGCGCGCCGTGTTAATCGTTTTTCGAGGCCGCGCTGATGCGCTTGCCTGTCTTCCGCTCCCTGGCCGATTTGACCTCGGCGGGCGTGCGGCCCATCGTGCTGAACTCGCCGTACTCCTGGGTGAGCCAGTCGAGGTAAGCCGGAATGAATTCCATGTAGACGGCGGTGAACTGCTCGATGCTGGCTGCGGAGGCCGCGATCTTCTCGTCGCGCTCCATGTCCGACCAGGGGATCGAGGTCAACGCGTAGCGCAGCGCGATCCACATCTGGTACATCGCGTCCTGAAGCTGGATCTCGGCATACTCGGTGCTGAAGTCGGCCTTCGCTTCCTTCGCGCGCCTTCACGCTGGTGATCTGAGCCATCTCGTTCATCGGGAACGTGACGATGGAGCCCTCCCAAAGCCTGATCTCCTTCAGGTGACGAACGCCCCGTCCACCGCGTCCTTCACGGTGTCGAAGCCGATGGACAGGCCTTTGACGATCCGGGCTTTGATCAGCAGGTATGCGTTCTTTGCGGCCGGGAGGTCCATGAGGAGCTGGCCCTTCACGCTGAGCGCGTCGGGTCCGTCGACCAGCGTCAACATGCCGATGGGAACGTCGGCCTTGTGCTGCCAGAGCAGAGGCACCTGGTCGCCGTGCTCCTTGATCGTCTTGGTGAAGGCGCCGGCCTCGATCAGGTCGCCGCCGAGGTCGACGTTGTTGTAGACCGCGAGCGAGCCGGTGAAAGAGCCGTCGGGCGCGACTGATTTGATCGTCATCCGAAGGAGCGATTTGGGCGTCATGGATTTTCCTTTTTGCGTTTTAGGTGGCCGGAGCGTTGCCGATGGCGTCTTCGGTTGGCTTCGGGTTGCCAGGCTTCTTCGGCTTCGGGTTCGACGGGTCGGGAGCGGATGGGTCGGTCTCCGGTGGATCTTTGCCGGGCCTTTCGGCGGTTGCAGCGGCCCGCCGTCGGGCGGGAGCGTCTGCATGTTGAGCTGGATGTGATAGCCGGTCCCGATGCCGTCTTCAATCGGGTTCCAGTCTTCGAGGTCGCGGATTTCGTCCTGGCAGGCGATGCCGTTCTGGAGCATCGTCGCGTAGCCGGTCATGCGGGACGGGAAGTCGCCGCGCAGCAGCGCGTTCAGATTGTGGCGCCAGAGGTAGTTCTGATCTTCTCTTCGGGCGTGAGCACGCAGCGCCAGAGTTCCTGCTCCCAGCGCGTGAGCCAGGCCGACAGCGTCAGCTTCACGAACTCGAGAGCGAGCTGCTCGATGTTGGAGAACGTCGCGCGGGAGAGATCGCCCACCAGGTGCGGCGGCACGCCGAACCATCGGCAGATTTCGTGGATCGAGAACAGGCGCGTTTCGAGGAGCTGCGAGTCCTTGAGGCTGATGCCGATCTGCTTGTACTTGATGTCGTTTTCGAGGATCGGCGCTTTGTGCGCGACCGCGTACACCATTTCCCAGTCGGCCCGGAACCGGTCGAAGTCCTCTTTCGTTTTGAACTTCTGCGCCATCTCCAGGATGTACGGGAGCCGGCCCCCGCGGCCGAAGAAGTTTCCGAGGTTCTTCTCGGCCGCTATCGCGGTGCCGATGGACTGCGCGCCATCGAAATGACCGAGAACCCACCGTGCCGTTGTTCCCGATGCCGCGCATGTGGAAGATGTCCTGCGGCTTGTTCGCTGGACCGTGTAGGTTTTCTCCTGCTCGTTGCCGGTCTTCACCACGTAGACCAACTGGCCGCCCTGTCCCTCCCGGAGCGCACCTGGCTCGGCTGCAGGGGATGGAGTTCCATCGCCACGCCGGTGCCGCTGCGGCGGATGATCTGCGCGTAAGCGTTCCCCTGCAAACGCAATGGCTGGTAAGCGTCTCGCGGAAGCCCATCGCGGTCATGTCGTCGTTGGGCGCATTCTGAAGCGCCTGAAACATGGGTGCTTCGTGGCGAGTTGCTTGCCCTTCGCCGGGTTCTTATCGACCTGGAGCATCACCAGCGGGATGAAGCCGACCGTCTCCGCGATGATCCGGTTGCAGGCCCAGACGACCGAGTGATTCAGCGCGCTCGCGAGGTTGACCGCTCCCCGGACCATGAAGCGCCGCTGCCGCCGAGCGCTTCGTAAATCTGGTTGTACCCGTTGCGCGCATACCAGTCCGTGGTGATCGCCTCGAACGAGGTGACGGTTTTCTCCTCACTCGGGCCGCCGAAGATCGACAGCGGCGGGGGCGCAGCGAGAAGGCTTCGGAGCCTGGACGTGATCTCAGGGAACACTAACCCACGCTCCGCAGCCCGGAGTGAGCTGACGCTCTTGTCTTCGAAGACAATGGCCCGCGCGAGGCCGTCAATCGTTGCGGCCAGAAGGTCGATGCGCGAGAAGTCCTTTTCGCGATCCGGCTTCACGGGCTTAATCAGGTCGTTGCCGTCGCTCACCGTGCAGAGGCAACTCGCGTGGTGAGCCATCACCGGGTGCCCGCCGTGGATGAGATCGCCCGTGGCGACGAGCGCAATCAGCTTCTTCGTCGCCTCGTTCAGGCCGGGGCACGTCTGCGGAATCTCCACGCAGGGCACGCCCTCATCGACCAGCGACGTGGACATCTCGCGCGAGTTGTACCTGTCGAAGCAGACCTCCTGCACATCGAACATTTCGAGGCAGTACTTGATCCGGGCTTTGATCAGGCTGTTGTCGATCACGCGGCCCGCGGAAGTCTCGATCCAGCCTTCTTCCACCCACCGCTCGTAGGGCATGCCGTCCTGCACCTGCCGCTTCCTGAGAGTTGCCGCAGGCATCCAGCACCACGGGAGCGCGTCGTACCCGCCGTCGTCGCGCGGGAACACAGCGACAACCGCCGAGAGATCCGTGGTCATCGAGATATCGACGCCCACCCAGCACCTGCGATTGATGAACTGCCGCAGCAGGTCGTTCGGCAGCGGCCACCCGGCCGCGTCCCACTCGCGGCGGCAGGCGTTCCAGAGGTTCATGTCGATCGCGCGGTTTTCCTTCTGGTCCCAGAGGTTCAGGAAATACCGCTTGAAGCTCGACAGGTCGCCTTCGGCAAGGTGCGACACATACTGCTGGCGAATCTTTTCCTTGTCGAGAAATCCGCCGTTCTCTTTGAGGCTGGGATTGACTTTGATCCACGTCGCCTCGCTGGCCGGGTCGTCGTCGGGCGAGGCTCCATAGATCCGTCCGAAGAACGTCGGATCGAGCACGACGCCTTCGTTGATCTTGCGCGCCTTCTCATGCAGCCGCCACGCAAGCGGCGATTCGGATTTGACGCCAGCGGTGGTGATCGCGATGGTGAGCGTCTGCCTGCGGGTGAAGCCTCCGTTCGTCAGGACGTCCCAATTCTCAAGATGCTTGCGCGTCCGCCAGCGGTGGACTTCGTCCGCGATGACGCAGGACGGATTGACGCCGTCGCCGAAGTCACCGTCCGCAGCGATGGCGGCATAGAAGCTGTCCGGGTCGTTGCGCTTCACAATCCGGTTCGTGCCGCGCATGATCCGCAGCCGCTTCCTGAGCAGCGGGCTTTGCTCAACCATCTTGCAGGCAGCGCGGTATACGTTCATCGCCTGCCGGGTCGCAGCGGCGGCGCCATAGACCTGGCATCCGGGCTCGACGGACAGAATGAGCACGAGCAGCGCAAGGCCTGCCGCCCACTCGGTCTTCCCGGCTTTCTTTGGAACTTCTTCGTAGACCATCTGGATAATCCGGTTGCCGGCTGAATCGAGAAGACCGAACGTTTGCGCAACCGCTTCTTCCTGCCAGGGCATGAGCAGGAACGGCTTGCCGAACCACTCGTCCTGGGTGTGCTTCAGAACCAGTTCGAAAAAATTGCAGGCGGCATCTGCGTGTTGCTTTGAGAAGGGCACATTCTGTTGATTTCTTAATAAAGAAGCGAAGCGAATTAACTTGCTTGGCGGGGGAACCCGATCAATGAATGTGGTGTACCCGGCTGGACCGGGGCCGAAAAGAGAACAGCAAAATGAAAAAGATTACGAACACCAAAGCGAAGACCACCAAGGCCCCGAAGGCCACCCAGACCATGCCGAAGGCGGCGGTTGAGATTATCAACGCCGAGCCCGAGACTGCGGCGACCGAAGCCGAGAGCGCGGAAACAGCCCGGCAGGAACAGATGAAACCGACCTGACGAAGCTGAAGGCTGGCGACAAGAAGCGCAAGGCCTCGGTGAAGGCAGCGAAGGCCCCCAAAGCCGCCCCGGAGAAGGCCGCTAAGGTTGCCCAACCCGCGAAGGCGAAGGCCGCCAAGGCCCCCAAACCGGCCAAGGCGCGAAGGAGCCGAAGGCCGCTGGCACCAGCAAGAAAGACCAGGTGCTCGCCCTGATCAGCCGCAAGAACGGAGCCAGCCTCGACGAGATCATGACGGCGACGGGCTGGCAGAAGCACACGGTTCGCGGGTTCATCGCGATCCTCGGCAAGAAGGGCACGAAGATCGAGTCCTTCAAAAGCGAGGCGGGTGCCCGGACCTACAAGGCTGCTTAAGCGCAGCCCGCGCGAGGCCCATCCGAAAGGGTGGGCCTTTTGCCGTTTATAAGCAGATTCGACTTGGCTTCCGACCCCGAAAGAGTGATCAATGGTGATGCCGCAGGGCACACACACTATGAAAACCATAACGATTACGCTTTCAGCCGAACAGATGGATCGCCTTTCGGAGTTGCTCGCCGATGCCGCCAGCGACATCGAAGACGACGGGAACGAAGGCCACCCGGACGCCACGCTCCTTTGGCAGGTACAGAAGCTCGCGGAGCAGGCATGAACCGCACCATGCAACGCGACGAACGCATTAAAACCAAATCGCTCCGAGCAGCCTTCGCGGGACGCGACCGAGCCGAGGCCGTCGCCGGGATCGCCAAGGAGATCCTCGGCCTCGAAACGCTCGACACCCGCAACAGCGATTCGCTCGATTTCTCGGAGCAGGCCGTCTGGACTCTGCGGGCTGCGCTCGAAGCTGCCTACGCTGCCGGGCTGGCCAGCGCGAAAAACTAAATCAGAATTGACTTGGCTTCCCAGCCCGAAAGAGTGATGAATGTGGACATGAGAACAAGCAAACAACAACGCGCAGCAGGCCACGCCGGGCTTCGCGATTCAGATCCTCCCCGACACCGACCTCGGCAGCGCGATGCTGATTGTCGAAGACGAGGAAGGCCACTACCGCCCGGTAACCCTCGCGATGACCATCAACGAGGCGAAGGAACTGGCGCAGGACGACCTGCGCAACCGGATGCGCTCGGTCGAGAACGGCACCGACGCCGACGGCCTTTGCCCCTCGGAATACAAGCTCTGGAGCCGAGGCCTCGGCGGGGTGCAGACGGTGGTCGCCACCTGGAACGCGAGCGAGCTGTAAATGAGCACCGACCAACAGCAGCCCGAAGCGAGCCTCCGCTCGCGGATTGACAGCGTCGCCAACGAGGCAGCGCACGCAGCGTGGGACGCCCACCAGAGCGAGATCCCGGCGCAGGACGCCTGGGACTTCATCACGCAGCTTTACTTCGAGAGTGAGGACGCCAGGGGCATCGGCCTGCCCGCGCGCATGCCCGCCGAGTTCGCGCACGACTTCCGCCGCTACACGGCTGCGATCCGCGACGGGAATCCTTTCGCGTAAGAGCATCACGCAGCCTTGCCCGCCAACCGATCCAACGAGACTTCCTCGAAGGATCGGTTTTCTTCGTTCAGAGCCTTTTCCCCGCTCCACTCCTGCCAGCGTCGGATGATCACATCGCAGTACAGGGGATCGATCTCAAGAAGCCGAGCCACGCGGCCGTGCTTCGCGCAGGCAATCAGCGTCGAGCCAGCTCCGCCGAAGGTGTCGAGCACGACATCTTCGTTCCTGCTGCTGTTCAGAATCGGGTACGAGATCAAATCGACCGGCTTCATCGTCGGATGGTCTGCCGAGCGCGCGGGCTTGTCGAAGTTCCAAACCGTGGTCTGCTTCCGATCCGTGAACCAGCGATGCGACGCACCCGGCTTCCAGCCGTAGAGGATCGGCTCGTGCTGCCAGTGGTAATCCTGCCGTCCCATCACCAGCGTTTGCTTCACCCACACGCAGCATTGCGCCAGCTTCCAGCCGCCCTCGACCAGAGCGCGGCGGAAGTTCATCCCCTCGGTGTCGGCGTGGAACACATAGATCCCCGCGCCTTCCTTCGTGACGCTGGCGAGGTTCTGATAGGCCGCGAGCAGGAAGCTGAAGAACGCGGCGTCGGCCATATTGTCGCCTTTGATCTTGAGCTTCGCCTTCGTCGCCCCTTCGTAATCGACGTTGTACGGCGGGTCGATAATCACGAGGTCCGCGCGGGAGCCCGCGAGAACGCGTTTCAAATCCGCAGGCACGGTGGCATCGCCGCAGAGCAGGCGGTGCGGGCCGAGCACCCACAGTTCGCCCGGTTGCGTCACGGGGGCTTCACGCAGGCCCGGTGCGTCGTCGTCGGGTGTCAGTCCCTCTTGCCCCGGTGACGTCGCCCCGGCGAGGAAGTCGGCGATTTCCTGTTCGTCGAACCCTGTCAACTCCAGGTTGCCGTACCCGAGGTTCTGAAGGTCGAGCAGTTCGGGGCCGAGCAGTTCGAAATCCCAGGACGTTTCATCGTGCGACCGATTGTCCATCAACCGGTACGCCTTCACCTGCGCTGGCGTCAGATTGTCTGCGACGTGAACCGGGACCTCGGTGAGATTGAGCTTACGCGCTGCAAGCAATCGCGTGTGCCCGGCGATTATGACGCGCTGTGCATCGACTACAATCGGCTGCCGCCATCCGAACTCCTGAATCGACGCGGCGACCTTGTCCACCGCCGCGGGCGTGATTGTCCTGGCATTCCGCGCGTAGGGAATCACCCGATCGATGGGCCACTGTTCGATCAGCATCGGGCGAGCACCTTGTCCCTGACCGTCTCGGCGATGGCTTTCATCATCAGCGGTGGCACCGAGTTCCCGAGCCGCTCCCACTGCTGCGCATACGTCCCGGTGAGAATGAAGTCGTCCGGGAACGCGCAGATGCGCCGCAGTTCCGCGATCGTGAACTTCCGCCGCTCGGTCGCATCGACAACGTGGAAGTGATTGCTGGCCCCGCCGCCTGCGCGGCTCTCGCTTCCAACAGTCACAGTCGGTGCCGGCCGATCGGTGATGTCGCCCGCGCTGTACTTCGGGTCGCCGCCAGTGTTGTGGACCGCGCGCCCGGATAGCTCGAACCGCTGCTGCGCCGCACCAGACGAATTCACGGTGTTGAGAGGCCCGTCGAGGCTGATGCGCTTCCGTTTGAACTGCCCGCCGACCCGGCCCGTGAGTTCCGTGACCTCGAAGTCACGGTCGCCCGGCAGCATCGTTTCCGATTGCACGTGGTGCTGCTGGTAGGACGCTCCGTTGGTCATGGTGAGCGAAGGGGCGGGCTTCTGAAGGCTCAGGGTGTCCTCGCGCGTGTAACCGTGCGCGACCGATTTGACTGCGGTCAGGTGCGGCAGCGCATCGCGCACCGAGTAGCGGTAGCGGAGCGGTTCCGGGTGGGCCGGGTCCAGGTGCAGGTCCTCGCGAACGCCGACGAAGATAATCCGCTGGCGCATCTGCGGAACGCCGAGCCACTGAGCATCGAGCAGCCGGGCAGTTACGCGATACCCGGAAGCCTTCAACGCGCGCAGCACTTCGATGAACCAGCCCTTCGCGGTGCCCTTGACGAGGCCGCTCACGTTCTCGGCGACGAACGTCCTCGGCTGGAGCCCGCGCAGGAGCCGGATGTATTCGTCGAACAGCGTCTCGTTGCACTGCGACGCCCCGTGCTCGTAGGTCTTTTCGTGGCCCCAGCCTTTTTCGCGCTTGCCCGCCGTCGAAAACGACTGGCATGGTGGGGAACCGTCGAGCAGGTCCAGTTCGCCTCGGGCGAGACCTGTCGCCTGGAGGATCTCTTCCGGCTGGACCAGGCGGATGTCGCGGCAGTCGAGAATGGCGTCGCTGCTCATGTTCGCGCGATATGATTCCTGCGCCGCGGGAACGAACTCGTTCGCCCAGACGACCTTGAACCCGGCCATGCGGTAGCCGAGGCAGGACCCTCCGCACCCTGAAAACGTGGACGCCACCGTGAAGCCGTTCCATGGCGTCGCCGCTACATCGACCATCGACGGCACGCGGTAAACGGGTTTGTCAGGTGGCGCCTGACGAGGCAGCTCGGGCTGGCCATCGGTCTGAACCGACAGGTCCGCAGGGCGGCTTTTGATCGAAGGGCAGGCTTTGTTCAGGACGTTGCCCTGGTTCCGGTGCTGGCCGTTCGTCTGGTGCATCACTCGAGTTGCCATGGTCAGGCCGCAGCTTCCTCTGCTGGTGGTGCTTCGGGCTTCGGCTTCCCTGCTGCGCCGCTCCAGGTGTAACCGCACTTCGGGCACTCGTGGGCGGTCGGAATCGATTCGTCGTACTGCTTGAACTCGTCCGGGGGCTTCCCGTCGTCCGAGCCGGCCGAACCGAGGAACTCCGCAATCTCCGCAGCGTCGAACCCGGCCAGCGCAACGTCCACGTTCAACGCCTGCAACTCGGCAATCTCCGGGCCGAGCAACTCCATGTCCCAGCCGCTCTCCTGGTGGCTGCGATTGTCCATCAGGCGGAAGGCTTTGATCTGTCCCGGCGTCAGGTCGGTCGCGACGTGGACCGGGACCTTCTCCAGCCCGAGTTGCTTTGCCGCCAGCAGGCGCACGTGGCCCGCGACGACGACCCGTTCGGAGTCCACGACGATGGGTTGCCGCCAGCCGAATTCCTTTATGCTGGCGGCGACCTTGTCGATTGCCTCCTGCGGAATCTTGCGGGCGTTGCGCGCGTAGGGGATTAAGCGGTCAATCGCCCACTGAATGATTTTCATGTTAAGCCGTCTGGAATGAATCGTTTAACTTGCTAACGGCAGGCACAAGAGCGAAGCTGTGATCACCATGACAAACCAAAGCAACAGCAACCTGCGAATGAAGCGGGAAGCTTTACGACGGCACCTGCTACACGGTCTATGTCCGAACCGAACGGGGCCACTTCACCTCGGTGGGCTGCGTAACCGTGCGGCGGAACCTTGCCGACCTGCAACTGGTCCATGGGCGAACGCTCGCCCTTCACGGCGACTTCGCCGCCGCCTCCAGCTCAGCATCGAACTGATGAAACACGCGAGAAACCCACAGCATCGCCGCGAACCTCTTCAGCGGCGACGAAATGATCGGGAACCCCATGAACAACAATTCGCCCACCCGAGCGCAACAGCGCCAACGCAGCCTTCGAGCCTTGAAAGCGCTCGCAACGCCATCCGAACTCGCGCGAGGTGCCTCGGGCCACCTGTACGCCAACCTGCAAGGCCACATCACCATCGGCCAGTTCGAACAGGCCATCGGCATTCTGAAGAACGCCGGGCTGGTCCGGGAGTCGAACGCCCACCTGCTCACCTGGCTCGAACCGGAGGCAAAAGCATGAGCGCGAATATCGGCATACCCTACTTCCCTGCGACTACCAACGGAGCAAAACGTCGTCGTCAAGGAAGCACTGGATTGAAGCAAAACACGCGAGGCAGATGTTACAGACGCCACCAGCAGAGCAGCCTTCGCAGTCGCTGAACGGGAGGAAGTAAACCTAATTCACCACCAAGGGCGGCTTCTTCGCCGCCCTTGGCCGTCCCAGCAACTCCATCAAATCCGCCTCGCCGTCGTCCAGCTTGTCCACCGCCAGCCGCGTCCTGCTCACTGGCGACAATCCGAATTCCGAACAGAACGCCTTCATCAGAGCCAGCGCCTGGTTCCCCTGCCGCACGGCGGGGTGTGGCTTCACGTCCACCACGACCAGCTTGTTGGTGGCCGGGTTCAGAATCTTCTTCGCGATGAACCGCCCCTGCGTCTTGATCGTTTCGTAGCAGGCAATCGCGGCGTCGTACGCGATGCAGACGCCCTCCAGCATCGGGCCGTCGGGGCGGCGGTCGAGATCCATCAACTCCAGCTCGTGCGACCAGAACGCCCACGCCTCCCGCGCTCGTCCCACCAGGTATTCCGGGCAGGGCGGCAGGCCGCGCGACGCCTTCGGCTCGGCCGCGAGCTGCTGCTCCAGTTTGTGGACGCCCTTCTTCCGGGGATCGCCGGCAGCGATTTGAGCCTTCGTCGGCTTCGGTTTCTGTCCTGGTTTCATCAAAAAACGAAAATTTCTAATTCGCGGATTTAAACAGTCGAGGCCTGGGTGGTCGCGGCCCGGCAATCCGTAGAGATAAAGACCGCCCTACCCCGCCTCCGACTCCCAGGGTTGCCCCCGTTCGCCCCACGTCGGCCCACGTCGCGCCCGGTTGCCCGAGGTGCGGGGTCTATACGACCTCTCAACCAACCCGCGCCGTGCTGGCTGTCTCGCGCATGGTCTTGGCCGAGTGGCACGTGTTGCACCGGGTCCGAAGGTTGTCGAGATCCAGCCGAAGGTCCGGCCGCACTGCGATCGGGATCTGATGGTCGGCGTGCAGGTGACGCTCGCCCTGGCTGAAACGCTCTCTCAACTCGGCCAGCACCTGTTCAACGGGCGGCGGGCCCAGTTCGAACTGCCTGAAGTCCCTCACCAGGTTCGGCTCCCAGCCGCAGTCAACGCATCGCCACTCATCGCGGATGAAGCAAAGAACCCGAAGGCGCCGATGGTCGGCGTCGTATCCGCGGGCTGCCGATCCACCACGCTGTTCATCTTTCTGGCGGGCTACGGTTCGCTTGTGTTCCGGGCAGTATCCGCTTTCGCAGAGTGTTCTGCATCCGGGCTGGCCACACGGGCGAAGCGGAAGATCACCCAACTCATGCACCGACTGGCGAATCGAAAAGGGCGACCTCTGCCAGGCGCCGCGTTTCCAGACCATCGGAATGCTTGCCAGCGATCATCTCCCACGAACCAAAGGCGCCAGCAGCGAGCGCGTAGCTGCCAGCGTTGAGGAGCTTCAGCAGCGTCGAGTCACGAAGCCGTCCCCAGCCTTCGTTGTATGTGAAGCTGACAAGACCAGCCGGTGAGGTTTTCATGGATTAATCAGAGAATCACTTCTTGTGCGGCGGAATCTCTTCGTCGGCTGGATTGAGAGGCTTGCTGTCCGCCATCTTCAGGCCGATGCTCTCGATTTTTTTGTTCACAGTGTTGGCTTCGCTGTACGCTGCCTGCGCCGAGGTTTGAACCTCGGAGATCTTCTGCAATTCGGTCTGACGATGAAGAGCAGTCACTGTCGCGGCTTGCGCCGTTGTCTCCATCAGCCATCTGTGGTCTCTGCTGTCGGTATAAGCCTTCCAGCCAAAGCCGGCGATCAGAGTGAGGAAGCCAAAGCAGCTCGTTATAAGGGTGGCCAGCGAAGCCGTATGACTCTGGTCGCTGACGCGAATCAGCGCGTCGGCCTGCACCTTCGCCGCCACAGCCGAGATGACTGCCTGGGTATTCGCCGCCTCGGCAGTTACCCTCGCCGAATCGGCGGTTTGCTGAGCCTGAACAGCGTTGGCGTCGGCCCGGAATGCGCTCGCGTCCGCTCGGACTGGCTTCGGCTCTGTTGCCGAGGTTCGCACGTTGCTGTGTGTCCGCAGCAGCCTGAAGCTTATTGGCGGCAGCGAGCTTTGCCACCGCAGCCGTCAATTCGACCTGCATCGCAATCCGGTCTTTGGATGCCTCTGCGAGCGCGGCCTGAGTCTGGGCGAGTTGAGCGCGCAGGGCTGCTTCGTCCTTCGAATCGGCACGAAGAAGGGTGGCCGTCAGAAGCACGAAAAGAAGAGTTTTTTCAAATTTGCCAAAGGGGGAATCAGCGAACGACAGCCCGTCGGATCTGCTCTAACTCCCGCTCAAAGCGGGATTGCCGATCGCGCAATTCCTTGACCGACGCCGCGAGCGCAGGGCACCTCGGTGTTGATGTTGCGTTTTGCGCGCAGCCACTCCTGAAATGCGAAGCGAGGGAGGACAAGATGTCCATGCATCCCCAGAAGGCCATGAAAAACACGAGGCCGGCGGCGATGTAGGGAATCAGTTGGAAGAACGGTTTGAAATTCATAGGAAATGAAGCTCTCTCAGTTTTGGATAAGCTCGCGTCGCGCCGGGGAAAGCATCGCCGCGATGGATGTCCGCTCGGCCCTCATGGCGCCCGTGTGAGCTATGTCGCAGCCTTCGGCTCCGAGCTTGGCCGACCGATCCAGCCGGTGCGCTGGGTCGCAGATCGCGGCGACGGAACGCGCCTCTTGCCCTTGCCAGATACCTTCCACCGACCTGTCGTCGTTCGCTCTTCATGACGTGATGCAGTCCGTAACCACCTGGAGGAAGGCAACGCGCATGTTCACGACTGCGCCGCTCTCGTCCCGCTGATCGACGGGTCGAAACTTCCAGCAGCGCCCGCCGCTTTCGAGATTCTGAAGGTGGGTGTAGCGGGTACCGGTTCGCGCCTGACCCTCGACCGGATTACTGCCATCGTCCTTCGCGAGCCAGATTGCTCTCAGGAAACCCTTGCGGCCATAAGAAGGCTTCACGAAACCGCCTGCGACCAAACGCAATGCTCTCGCAAGCGAGCGAAAGCCGAGCGAAGTTCCATCCGCCGCGTAGTACGGGATCTGATCAGATTTCATTCGGGGCGCAACTTGGGTACAGCAATGAAGGGAAAGAGTTTGGCGAGAGTCCCGTCTCTCTGACGTTTTTCGAATACTATATACGCCGGGACGCCCGGTATTGTCCGGTTAAATTTCGTGAAGCACGTTCGGGTCGAGCAACGCCTTGACCTCTTCCACGCTCGAAACGACCGCCACCAGCGCGCCGGCCTGCCGCCACTGTTCGAGGCGCTTCAGTTGCAGTGGAGTCGGCTTCTGTCCGGGGCGCTTAACTTCCAGTTGCACGCTCCGGCCTCGCAGGCAGGCATCGATGTCGGGTTCGCCAGCCACGCCCATGCCGCCGCCCCATCGTTTCCGCGCCAGACATTCGGGCAGCGCGTTCAGATACGCGAGGATCGCCTTCACGATCGCACTTTCGTTCGTCATGCCGTCTTCCTTCCGAACTCAAGCGGCGGTGCTTTCTCGGGCTCGCGCTGGGAAAGATCCGTCTGATGCGTCCACACTGGCCTGCGAAGCTTCCACTCGTCCCACGTCATCGCCCTCAATCCGTCGTCGTTGATCACCAGCGGCATAGATTCCTTGCGGAGAACTTTCATCGCCTGGCGAATCGGTTCGAGATCGGTGCCCAGGCGGTAGGCGAGCGCGAGATGTCCCAGTGGCAGCCGAATGAGGCGGATGCCCGCGGCATTCATAATCCCAACGGCCTTCCGAATATCGATGAGGGCCTGTTTGTGCTCGCGGACGAGATCCTTCAGTTCGCCCGGTGCGTCTTTGTCCATGCGCAGCTTGCCCTCGGCATCCAGCCACACAGACACCTCGGCCGCGTTCAATCTCTCAAGAACCGTTTCAATTTCCATGTCGACCTCCGGGAATGACGGGTTGTGAAGCATGACGGGTTATGACGGGTTTTCCGTATCACCCTGATCGCGCATATGCGCGCGCGTACGCGTCGGGCCGATAATAGGGGGAATCCGTCATAATCCGTCATGCGTCATGTGCATTTGCTGAATCCAAACGGTTTAGGAGATGGGCATGACGGGTTGCTCCTAAACCTCCTCGCCATCTTCGTCGCGCTTTAAGTGCGATTGCGACTGTGTCCCGGCACTTCTCGGCTGCTGCGTATCCCAGTGGTCTTCGGTGCGCAAACCGACGCCAGAATAGAGCACGCCTTTCATGGTTTTCGACTTGGCGAAGCCCCGCTCGTTCATCAGGGACGCGAAGGTCTTATGGCTGGTCGGCTTCTCCCCATGCTCTTCGGTCCAGATCTTGTATTCGCGGTAAAGTGCGAGCGACAACACCCGTGCATTGGCAGCGCGGACGCATTTCTCTTCAAGAAACATTGAGAACGTATCCTGCTCGGCCTCATACTCGCGCGTGGCGTTCACGACTTCGTCCGGAACTCCCAATCCGTCGCGCTGCCACTCAAGGCATCCCTCGATTGCCCAGTTCAGGATGCCGGGCAACTCGGACCGAAACATGGCCATCACTTCATGGCGTTTTTTCTGACGGTCTTTGGGAATGGTGTAATCGAACGGAACGAGCTTCAGTCGCCGCCAGATCGCTGGGTCTCCGCGAATGACGGGCTTGTGATTCGTCGCGAACCAGATTTTGAACTCCGGCATGAACTCGAAAAACTCAGCGCGCATGAAACGCGCCGTCATCCGGTCGCCGCCCGTCATTTCCTTGATCAGAGATTCGGCGAGCCGCACACCGCGATCGTTTTCGGCGGCCCAGACGAAGCGTGCGCCCCGGAGCCGCGCAACATCGTTCGGGATGCTGCCTTCGCGCTTCTTGAGGAACGTGTCGACCGGTGTCCGCATGGCATAGTTGCCAAGGAGCATGCGCTGCATCACGTCGATCATGGTGGATTTTCCGTTGTCGCCACCGGAGCCGTAGAGGATATACATGGCCTTGTCGCTGGTGACCCCGGTGAGGCTGGCAGACCGAATGCGCGCGTTTTCAGGAAGTCGATCAGGCGAGGGCGATCGGTTCATGATCATGTCGAGAAACCCGAGCCAGTTCGGGCAGGTCGCGGCGGGGTCGAAGACGACCGGAGCGAGCTTTGTGATCAGACGGCGGGGGTTGTGCGGGAGCAGTTTCCCGGTTCGAAGGTCGAGCGGTCCCGTTCTCCACGGTGCAGCAGCCACTGGTCGGTATCGAAGTCATCCGGGTGGCGAGCAACTGGCGGTTTCCGCCTTAGCCAGGGCGACCATGGCATTCAGAGACCGGATGCGATTCGGACCGGAGTAGATGACTGCAGAAAGGCTTTCCTCACGTCCTCGTCCTTGATCTGCTTCGCCATAGCGTACAGGCTGCGAATCAGGCTCGGCGGCTTTCGAGAGGATGCTTCGAGAGCTCTCGTCTTCGCCCCAGCGCATGGTCGTCCCAGAGGAACCATCGCCCCCATTTTTCGCAATACAGAATCCTGCGCTGCGATAGCGCGCTACGAAGCGCCGCGCGTTTCCGAGATCGGTGAATTTCTCAATGATCGATGCCGCAGTTTCAGAGGGCGCCACTTGTGGCTGCTTCCGCTGGCGGCGCGGCATCGGGGTCCGTCGGCGACGCTGGGACTCAGGTTCGGGCAATGGCGTCGGCTCCTTCGATTCTTCCGATCGAGCGATCGGGGAGTTGACGTTGCCCCGGAACAGGCACTCGCCGCAGAAGCGTTCGCCGCCCAGATCCGACTGGACGTAGGCGCAGGTCACCGGCGCGACCCTGGCGCCCGAGGCCTGTTTCAGTTTTCGCTGTGTCTCCCGGCGGGAATACTTCGGGTACGTCTGGCTGAGTTCATGCGTCCAGCGCTCGGGCTCCTCGCACCGCGCTATCACGGTGACCATCCGGTACCATTCGGGCTCGGCGAGCGCGGCGGCATCGTCGCGGCAATGGCGCATCCACGCGCAGCCAAGTACTCTGCGTTGATACCACTGCTT